CAATTATGATGGTTAAGAAGCACTGTCTTCCTGTACCAATTATTGAGTTTACTATTGAGGATGTCGTGAGATCTCCGCTGTGTAAGATGTGGATTGAAGCTTTCATAGCAGAGGAAAAAAAGCGTGGTTAAAGGTCTATATGCTAACATCAATGCCAAGCGTAAGGCTGGTAAGAAGATGAGAAAGAAGGGTGAGAAAGGCGCACCTACGGATAAAGCCTTTAAGGATGCTGCTAAGACAGCAAAGAAGAAATGATGAAAACAACTAACACTGGTGATTTAAGAAGGAGTTCAGTTATGCCCGGTAAAGGTCAGCTTTATAAGAAGAAGATGAAGCACGGTGGTAAAGAAGAAATGTCCGAGATGAAGGGCAACAAGTACCGTGGTGGTATGAAGGAAGAGATGGCTGAGATGAAGGCCATGAAGAAAAAGAAACCTAAGGCTAAGAAGAAGGGTAAGTAACATGGCAAAAGATCCAATAAAGAAGAAGAAGGCTCCTTCAAAGAAGGCTCCTGCAAAGAAGGCTCCTGCAAAGAAGTCTTCTTCTGGAACATTTACGGAAAAGATGGGTGAGGCTAAGGCCCGTCCTAACAAGGGTCTTCCTGCCCGTATTGAAAAGCCTAGAGGAAATTCTAATAAGGCTAATCCTCCCAAGGAAATCAGACTGGGTGGTCAGGGTGGAACAGGTAGATCTGTCGTTAAACCGGGATCTGCTCCTAAGGCATTTAAGCCTTTCCCCCTTGGTAGTTCTCCTAAGCTTTTGGGTAGTGCTGGTGCTGTCGCAAGAGCAGGAGCTGGCTTTGCAGCTACAAGAGCTTTGCAGATGGCGACTGGCCCTGTTGGTTTCCTTGTCGGTATGACTACAGAAGCTGGTAAGGGTTCTGATAAGCCGTCAGGTAAGCTGTTCTCCCCGTCACAGAACAGAGCCGCTGGCAAGGGTAATCCCAAGACTGTTAATCGTTACGGTAAGACTACCGTTGCGTCTAGGCCTGAAGTTCCGGGTTCTTATGCTAAGGGTAAAGCTAAGACTGTTAACCCGTATAAGGTTTTCTCAGGTATTATAGGGGGTGGAGGAATCCAATCCTATAATACTGATCGAAGTAAAGGTTTCTCTAACACACCCCTTACAGCAACTAATGCTAAGATTCTTGCCAGAGGGGAGGCTAGAGATGGTATGAAGTCTACCCTAGAGTCTTATCGTGCAAGCAAGGTTGTTGCTCCTAAGCCCAAAGCTAGACCCGATAACCTTCGTCCTGTTGCTCCTAAGCCCAAGGCTAGACCTTCTGTGGCTGCTCCTGCTAAGGAAATGACACTCCAGACTGCTACCCGTAGGAATGAAACAGAAGCCTACATCAGAAATAAAATGAAGCCCAAGAGCAATCTCTTGGACCTCATCAGAAATAAGAAGAAGAAGTAATCCTAACTAAAGGAGTACATATTCTCTAAGAGTCTTTCTTTAGCTAGGGTAAGAAGGACATAAACTTCTTCTAGTTCAAAGTCTTCAGACCAAGAGATCTTGAACTGGTCCCCTTGCCAACCAACAAGAATAAGATTGTTATAATTACCAATCCCTTCCTTTAGCATACTATCTGCTGTAACCCCCGGAGTTTTCTCTGGGGGTTTTTCTTTTGGTATAATCTTAAGAATTTTATTATCATCAGACATCAGGTGAGATCCACAATTTCACAGGCACCAGCAGTACAGGCTACAGTCTGGCTTGCCTTGGTTGTATCTTCTTTCTCGTAGTCAGAGAGTTTGTACCAGTCGATAGAGGTAGGCATCTGATCTAGAAGCTTACGGTATTCCTCTAGGGTGCAGTCTTCATAAGGGGCTTGCTTATAAATATGGTCTGAGTAAGGGAGGAACGAAAGACCAGAAGCAATATTGAAGTTAGAGTACAACCATGCTCCTACGTCAACCCATTCGTCAGGCTTAACAGAGATAGTAATCGAAGGCTTATGCTCACACCAGAACAGAGCATAGATCTTCCAGAGATTAAGGTGATCTTCTACCTCAAGATCATGCCTTGTCATTGCCCCTACAGGCGCACGGACAGGGAAACTGAAGACAGTAGTATGTTCAGGCTTCATAATGTCAGGCTCATTAGGAACACCCATGTCCTTCATGAACTGGGTAATCGGGTCTTTGTTATCCCCTCGAACACGGCGGATATAATACTGACTATGTCGAGGATGGATACCAGAAGCAGAGTCAACAAGCTGAGACACTGTACCAGAAGGCTTGACACAGGTAATAGCCGTAGACCTAGGAATACCAAGCTTATCAGCCCACTCCTGATTCGTCTTAATAGCTGCATCCTTTAGGGCCATCAAGGCCATAGGAAGCTGCCCCAGAGGGTTTGTCCCATTAAGGATGTCATGGTCCATGATGCCTGTAAGAGAGACGCCAAGGAGCCTCTCCTCTTCAGTATTCTTGGTCCAGATCTTACGAAGGTAGGGGAAGTGCGTGTACGTAGCTTGGATAGTACCAAGGATCGTAGCAAGCTTTACCTTACGTTCAAGATCCACAAGAGAATCATCAGCCCTAACAACAACCTCTGTTAGATTACAGAACTGATACGGACGAAGGATGATCTCTGAGCAAGGGTTCGTACCAAACTCATGGTTAGGATCACGGCGTCCGTTCTTCTCTGTATGCTTCTGTGCTGCGACACGGGAGAACATACCACGCTCACCAGTACCTGAGTCAACAAGACTGGCCCACTCATGGATGAAGGTGGAAGTATCCGGCTTCTCAGTATAGGCAACAGAGTTATTAGCAAGGGACCTCTGGGGATTCGTCTCCCAGAACTGTCCAGTCTTGGCGTTACGCATACGGTCATCAGAGAGGTTGGACAAAGAGATCATAGCAGATCTACGGACCCCACCGACTACGACAACTTCACCAATCTTGCACATAATGTCATGGCACTCGATGGAGTTGAGCTTACGCCCAATAGCGTTACGGAAGATAGAGACAACAAACCGGAAGAGCTGGTCAAGGGGTTCAGGACCAGAAGCCCTACCACCAAAGACATTCAGTCTAGAACCAGCAGGGCGTACCTTTGACATATCCCACTTCGGAACCTCACCAGAATACAAGAGTGAGATAAGCTGACGAAGAGCCTTAGCCCAACCTTCCTTGCTATCTGAGACAGAGATAACCGTGTTAGAGTCGAAGATTTTCTCAGGGATCTCAGGAAGCTTGCTAATGTACTGACGCTCTACTGAAAACCCTACGCCAGTACCACACATCAGGATAAACATAGCCTCATCGAATGACTTCATGTCATCGACAGGGAGGTAGGAGCAGTTATAAGCACAGGTGTTATCCCGATCAAGAGCCTTGCCAGCGGTCATCATAGCCCGCATGCTTGGCATGATCTCAAGATTGAGGATGGCATTGCGGATGGCAATGTTAGTCTCAACAGCCTCTTCTGTCTCAGGCATCTTAGGATAGACTACGTTCTCCATGAACCTATCAACAGTCTCTTCCCAAGACTCACGGCGATTCTCTTCTTCGATCCATCGTGAATACCGGGACTTATGGATGAAAGCTTGGTAGTCAGTAGGAAGGGTCGTCATATTCGTGTGCATCTTTTATCCTTAACTTTTTTCTAGTATATTCTTTATCAGATTCTTTTACTCGTTGTCTGTATTTGTCTTCGCTCAATTCCTTTGCATAAGGACTTCTATTCTTCGGTTTCTTCTGAAAGGTTTTCTTTCTCCAGCCCATTATCTATCTCTTTTAGTTTGTCCAGTTGAGCCAAAATGATGTCTTCAAACCTATCATAAAACTCTTCTGTGTCTATGTCAAGAGCTTCGATCAACTCAAGAAGAGAGAACCTATCAAGGATAAGTTGCTTAAGTTCAAAAGACATCAACCAAACTCGTTCTTGATTCTATCAAGGCTGATCCATTCATGATCATAATCTCCATGATTGACATTCCTTTTAATGACAACTCCGGGCCACCACATCTTGTTAGCTTGACCAGCATACTCATGCTCTCGGTCAACGTAACAACCTACTACAAGGCCCAAAAGTCTTCGTCCGTTAGGTCCAGTCCTCTCGCAGAAAGCTCTAGTGTGAGTGTGACCTTGGGTACAGGAGGAGAACTGTTTAGTAAGGAGGGAGTGCGCTGGATGTTCACCGCTTGTAGCTCTACCCATGACCCCCGTTGGGAAATAGTGCGCGTAATATACACCGTCCACTTCAACAGGTTCCAGAAAAGGATAAGTCTCCCACCCAAAGTCTTCGTATTGTAGATCTTTAACGGAGATAGTTCCATCCAAGACAGCATCTTTCTGGATAGCCTTGTCAATCCTACCATAGTCATGGTTCCCTGTTGTCATGATGAACCTTGGAAGCCTCTTCTTAGCTTGACGAATAGGCTTGAACATCATCTCCTGTGCTAAAATAGCAGCTTCGATGTCCTTTTTATACCGCCGTCCTTCGAAGCCCTTCGTACCTTTATCATACGAACAGAGGCTAGGCATATCCGCCCAGTCACCGATACAGATAACAGCGTCAGGTTTAACGCTGGCGATGAACTTACCAAGGTAACTGAACCTTGAAAGATCCTCATCAGGAGAAGCATGAGGATCAGGAATAATCAGGTGTGTATTAGACATCTAGATCCTCTTCTTCAATAAGACCTACAATGAAACAGAGGGCAAGTTCAGCATTTTCAAGAAGAATAAGATGCTCATCTGACATCTCTTCTGCATCATCATAGTACATAAGTTCAAAATACTCACGGACTCTTGAACGAAGATTCTCGTACAGATCCTTATAATCATTCTGATAGTCAAGCATGTGTTACCTCTTTTTTATTACGTTAATGTTTACTTTACATACACCAGAGCACCCGATCTTTTTTGCTGCGGCTTCGGAGAGATCAATAGATCTCCCTTTAATGAACGGTCCACGGTCGTTGATTCGGACTGTGACGCATACTGACCTGCGGCAAACCCTAACGATAGACCCAAAAGGAAGGTTAGGATGGGCAGCAGTATAAGCATGCCGATTAAACTGTTCGCCGTTTGCTGTTCTTTTTCCATGAAATCCGGGTCCATACCATGATGCTACTTCTGCGTTTACTGGTGTTGATAGGAGTAGAAATAGTGGTGCCCAGTGCAGGAATCGAACCCGCAACTGATGATTACAAATCAACTGTTATCTCCATTTAACTAACCGGGCTTGGCCTACCCTGCACGACTCGAACGTGCGGCCCACAGCTTAGAAGGCTGTTGCTCTATCCAACTGAGCTAAGGGTAGTATATTACTAGGAACTCTTTAGGAATAAACTTGATTGCTCCTATTTGTTTGTTATAGAACTGTCTACCATCCTTAGTAGTTGCAGTCAAGACATCTAGCTTGTGCTGTATATTTGCTTCGGCATACACAAGTCCAGCCCTTGTTTTACAGACCGTTATGACATGAAACTCAAAGTTATCCTTCTTGAAGTTCTTGATGTCTTGGTTCAGTTCAGTAGAAGAGCTTGTGTACGTCTTCCAATTAGTTTCCTTGTCCTTCTTTTTCTTACGGTAAGAGTGGAACTGTTTCTTTCCTATGTAGGAACGACCAGTAATACTGCATCTGATAAGGTAGATAAACCCAAAGTCTTCCTCTGGGTTTATCTTTACCTTAGAGATCCAATGTCCGTACTTATACATAGTGGCTAAGGCTGTCTTCCATCTTGACACTAACTTCCATAACGTCAGGTTCTTTCTCTACATGGGTCATCCACACAGGACCAGTAGAGTAGATAAACTTCCTTAGTCCAACGTCCTTCCAACATTCAAGTTTGAAAGGACAATAAGAACAACCAGCAGGAAGCTTAAGATTGCCGGACTTACCCATAGGTTCAGGAGAGAAGCACCTAGCAGGAGGATCTTTAGAAGCGACAACTTCTTTAACATGGTCAATCCTCCCTTGAATATCAACTTTATCACTGTCTTCCAGAGGCATGACAGTAATGTATCCGTTCTGCTTATCCACTGCAACGTATGCACCATCAATCATCTTAGTACCCTGAAGGTATCCAGACAACTGAGGGATATATGCAAAAGGATCATCCTCTCTCAGTGTACCGTCCTTAAACTTCTTGAAAGAGTAAGGAGAGGTAGACTTTACATCAACCAGAACATCATCAATGACAGCATCAATATGACCAATGATGCCATTAACATCAACTTCTCTTTGTCGATCCTTGACAGAGTGTCCTGAAACTTCAGCCAGAAGAAGGACAACTTCTTCGATAACATCGCCATACAGAAACTTAAGATAGGTAGGTCCATTAAACTCTTCCTTCTTTACAGAGGGATTACACTCATACCAGAGCATACGATCAGGCTTGCCTACGTTAGACATTCGTAGAGTACGCTTCTCTTCCTTAGGCTGAAGACGTTCGTACATTAAACTAGCAAGCCTTACACCAAACATATGGCAAGCCTCGTAAATATCTTGATCAGTACCCTCTTCAAGAAGCTTGTAGATATCAGGAACAAGAGTATTAATTGATGCCAAGGAAATTCTCCAGTGCTGTAAATCCACCGATGTAGTGGCCGTTATAGTAGACCTGAGGTACGGTTTTAAGACCGGACTCTGCAAGGAACTCCTTTGCAAAAGGAGTCTGGTTGATGTCCCAGATAAAGTATCCATAACCTTCAGAATCAAGAAGGCTCTTTACATTGGAACACCAAATACAATTCTCTTTAGAAAAAACAACGAATCTGTTCTTCTTCACCGATTGTCTCCATCACCTTGGATTTTACCTTCAGCCATTCTCTTACCCAACTTCTCAAGGTTATGATCAGCAATATCAGACAGCAAGAACCCATGATACTCTGCAAGACAAGAGAGATACCAAAGGACATCACCCAACTCTGCAAAGATCTTTTCCTTGAGCAAGGGGGTATAGTCTGCATCAGCCCAATACCTAGGGTCCATACGGGCAGTCTTCTGCATCAGGGACATAATCTCCCCAACTTCAGCAGCAAGACCATAGGTTAGATGGTCTTCTGTATTAACAAGCAAAGTATCAAGGGCCATCCGTTGGTATTCATCAAGCTTCATCATCAAGTTCCTTTATCAATCTGTTAAGATACCACTGTGCTTTCTTAAGATCTTCTAGAGGTTTCTTCTTGTACCGCCAACGGTGAAGATACTTCTTCGTGTTACCCTCAAGATAACCAAGGTAGTTATCAAAAGGTATGTTGTCCTTGAGGTAGTCGATACACTCTATTTTGCCAGCGTTGTAGTGGGAGGGGGACTCCACTGAATCCCCCTTCTTTGCGTTACTTTCATCGACTGGTTCTTCCCATTCAGAAGCAGGATAGTACATATCGTATACAACGTCCTCTTCTAAAGAATAATTCTCGTACTCTGGAGGCTTCTCACACATTAGTCTTCAATCTCAAAGGTCATGTCCTTGGTCTTAGCCTTGAGGTTCTCAGACTGAGGGAAGTCTTCTTCCATCGCATCAGCAAACTCATTAGGCTTGGCGTACTCGACAAGTTCAATGACCTTCAAAGCACCAAACTTTTTCTTCTTATTGTCCTCATCCCAGTCAATCATCTTACCAAGCTTGATGACCTTGCCATACTTAGGCGTATCGTAAGAGCGCCAGTAGACAATGCACTCAGAGCCGTTACCGATCAGAGACTTAGTACGCTTACCAGCCTGATCAATAACAACCATCTCAGATTCGAAACCCTTCAGGTCTACGACAGGATTCCTCAGGGTAAGGAACTTACCACCGTCATTAATCCGTTCCTTACCATCCTTGATCTTCTTATCAAGACGAAGCTCGACAAGCTTCTTCTCAATCTCAGGGGTAACAGCAAGGTTAACTTCATAGTTCCCAAACTGGGAAGGTTCCTGTACATGGGCGAAGTAAACCTTGGTGCGGAACTCACCAGAAACAGTCTTCGAGGAAGTGTTAGCCATTGTTGTAGTTCTCCAGTTGATAATAAGGATAGTGTATCAGATTTAGGAAAGATGTCAATGAGTCTCTGCCCAGTTCTTTCCAATTTTGTATTCACCATCGAGGGGACAGTTAAGCTTGAAGTGCTGACCTGTATCCCTAATAGCTTGGACTTGAAGCTTACCTAACTCATCTGCCCTAGTCTCCTCTGTTTCTGTCTGCCATTCGTCGTGGACCCAGACAACTTGCTTGAACTGGATCTTTTCTTTCTTAGCCTTGGTATACCAGAGATAGTTAGCCATACGCATAATCACTGTCTCTCCACCTTGGAGATAGACAGACAAAGACTTATGCTCCGACTCAATCTTGATACGCCTACCGTCGATGCTGACAAGGTATCCTCTCTGTGCAGCCATAGAAGCTTTCCTTTTCAGTTCCTTCAAAGCAGGAATAGACCTGAGGAAGTTGTCCATAGCTTCTCCTGCTTGCTTAACAGAACAGTTAAGGATCTGGGCTACCTTAGCTTGCCCTGCACCAAGAAGCCAAGCATAGATAAAGGTCTTGGCTGTTGGTCTATCTTTGCAAAACTCACCAAGAGCGTTCTTGTTAAAGGTGTGGATGTCACCCTCAAGCAACGTCTTCGTGTACTCAGGGTCGTTCATGTAATGGGCGAGTACACGAAGTTGTATTCCTGAAGCATCTGTTCCAACCAGACTAAAGCCACTGGGGACAGTCCAAGCCTCTCTGCATTCGTATGCAAATAGGCCAGATAAGCCACGTTCTGTGGTGATAGAGGGGATGTTTGCCATGTTAGGTCCTTGGTGTGAGGCCCTGTGCGTGACTGTTCCGGGTAAGATAACTTGCCCGTGGACTCTTCCATCTCTGTCCATTCTGTCAAGCCAGTCTTTGGCTGTCTTCCATCTTGTCTCAAGGATTTTCCACTTCTTAAGATCTTTGATACACTGAGGCATATCCCTACCATCAGGTAACTGGTCAGGGATAGTGTCAAGGTTCTCTTGACATACCTTCCAACTCTTACCTGTCTTGGTAGCTACCGTTGGCTTCCATCCAAGATCGTCTAGTCTCTTGACAATCTGGAGAGGCGAACCAAGGTTGAAGGCTTCAACATTATCCTTAAGCCTTTTACCTGTCTTTTCAGAATACCTCTCTGTGACGATTGGCGGAAAGTATTCAATAACTGCTTCCTCAATTCTGTTAGCCTCTTCTGATGCACTTGTATAAATCTCCATAGCTACATCCTTATCCAAGAGAAAGCCATTACGGACTTGCTCTTGGATGATGTACTGCATTGCATGCTCAAGCCTGATGGACTCGACAGAGAAACAGGACAACATCCTTGTAAGGTGCTTGTACAGTTTCTCTGTAACTTTTACATCCTGCTTGCAGTAGGTCTTCATCTCATCAGAGTACTGAGAGAAATCCTTGAACGGAAGTTTCATTTCTCCAAGTCTTTCTCCCCATGAACCTAGAGAATGCCCTCCCTCAAGTGTCGGATCGTACAGGCGGGACATGACCAGAGTATCTGACTGTCTTCCCAAGGGGATAGTAATCCCCCACAGCTTGGACAAGTTAACAGAGTCGAAGCCAATGATGTTGTGTCCGATCCATTCATACTCTTTGTACTTTTCATAGAAGAGCTTGAACTTTTCTTTGTCCCTGAAGATGTAGTAACCTTCTTGACCATATATCTTTGCTATCAGTACATGGATTACAGTTGCTTCGAGTGCATCAGTCTCTATGTCCCATACGATCTTTCCATGTAGGTGTGTCATGCTCTAGCTTTCTCAGATGGTCCAAGGCTGATAGGATAGTATTACAAAGGTTAGTAATATTTTCCCGGTCTTCATCGTGCATTGTCGGTGGATCTGATGGAACTTGGTGCATCTCAAGGTATTCTTCCACCAACTTTTTATATGAGATAATGATCTCTTTAGGTTCATCAGAGAATACATAAATACCAACCCCCTCTGGTGTGAGATAAGCATCTACGTATACTGAGATATTAATATTAGTTCCCATCTTCTTCCTCCTGTCCAACCGGGGTATCCGGCTGTTCTTCAATAAGCCTACCTGATTCGGTATGATACCGGAGGTGAGTAGCAAGCCCAGTCATACCACTGAACCTGTTCTTTACAACCCTTACCCTAACGATATGGCGCTCAGATGGCTCATCTGCCTGAGTATTTCTCTCAAGACCAAGAATGATATTACTAAGTTGACCAATCCCAGCAGTACCGCGAATGTCACTAAGACTAACAACAGCACCTTCTTCATGCGACTGTCCATTCGGTTGCCTCCTAAGATGTGCAGCCATAATAATACAGACAGAGAGTTCAACAGTCAATGTCTTGAGCTTGGTAGCAATCTCATCCAATGCCCTGCGCTCATCACCACTCGACTGGTCAGATACTACAATCGAGATGTGATCAAGAATGATGTATTTACAATCGAGAGCGCGAACAAGGTAACGAATAGTACCGAGAATCCTATCAATGCTATTGCTACCAAAACTATCATAGAGAAAGATCCTATTCGAGCCAAGCGTTGCTTTGTACGCATCATCAAACTCATCCTTTGAGTACTCTGCATCTGGGAGGAACAATCGTTTATTAGCGTGGACAGACATAAGTCCAAGACCAGTGTCACGAATTGGTTCTTCAAGGAAGAGAACCCCGATGTTAGCTTTAGAAGTGTGGAGCAAACCATATACTAACTCCCTAAGGAACTGTGTCTTTCCAACACCAGTACCAGCAATGACAGTAACAAGCTCTCCAGTTCTGAGTCCATAGGTATAGTCGTTGACACCATCCCAAGGGTAGTTGACAGATTCATACTCAGGTTTTGTTCTGAGAAGATCATAGATGCTTGACCCGGATACGATACCATCTGGGGTGAAGGGTCCTGCTGTTCTGTGCTGCTCATAGAACTCCTTAATGTTATTATTCTGAAGGTAATCAGAAGCATCTTTATGCTGAGACAGTTTCATGATCCTGACTTTCTTAGGATCGAAGAGACTGGCACACTTCGTCTGTGCTTCTTGTCCAGCCTTATCGTTGTCAAAGGCAAAGACGATACGCTTGAAAGAGTTTACCCATTCATAGTTCCGCTTAAGATCTGAGACGGCTGTACTAGCAGAGCAGACAGACACGACAGGTTCATTAAGCATCTGATAACCAGACAAGGCATCGAGTTCTCCCTCGACAATAGTGATACTGTTCCCACCACTGGGAAACAAACCCTGCCCAAAGAGTTCTACCTGACCCGGAGATCCAGACCAAGGGAACCCCGCCTTGTCAGGGAGACGGGTCTTAACAGCGATAAGTTTACCATCCTTATAATAAGGGTACAGATGTTTACCGTCCTGTTGCAGGACCTTGTACATCTCCACCGTCTTCTGTGTAAGCCTCCGATCAGGGATAGAAGAGAGTTCTCCCTTCATCATAACTGGAGTATTACTCATGTTTGTCATCTCACTTCCTTCTTTGCCAAAGTATTTATTACAGACGAAACAATACTGATGGTCGTCATAGTCGTATAACCCATCACTCGATGTCCCACAAGGGCACGGTAGGTGCTTCTTCATCCTCTATTTCTTTCATCAGCACTGTTCTATGTATCATGTCAGAGCATTCCCTGCATGGGGAGAACCGGACTTTACCATTCTTCTTCTCAAGTCTTATCTCCCCATCAGGACAATCCTTATTACATAAAGCGCATCTCATAAATTCTTCCTTACGTTAGTCTATCTCCCAGTATCTACAGCGAAAATATTTACCACAAGCATCAATCTCCTTCTGAGGATACCCGTTTTCTACCAACCATTCAAGTGTTCTGTTCTTCTGTGCATCAGGTAATACTTTTGGAAACCCATACTTCCAACCTGACGGTGGGTCAATCATTGTTCTCTTAGACATTGTTGTTCTCCTTTGAGGAATTTGGCCGATCTTTTGGCCGATCTTGCAGCCGCATTTCTTCCAGTGCGGCGCGGGCATTGTCTTCGGCAAGATCGACCGCCTCGCGCAGCCGCGACCATTCCTTGCCAAGATTATCGGGCTGATGATGTTCAAATGCGCGCTTGTCGTTCACTGCATCAAGCCAGCGCCCCAGCGCCGCCCGCAGCTTCTCCATCTCTGCGAGTGCAGCATCTCTTTCGTCCCGCGCTTCCTCAACTATTGTCTGCCTAACGCGCACCTCTGCGGTGAGGCGGGTGATGGTGTCGGCCTGTGCTTCAGCCTCGCAACACGCCGCGTAAACCAGACGGTGCGGTTTATCCTCCCATTGGTAGCTCCACGAAAGAAATTCATCTTTCTTGTAGCCCGTGACGGCCATCCGCAATTCATACGTCAAATCAGTCGGCAGGTATTGGAGACCTGCGTCTGTCTTGAGCTTTTCCTTATCCACAATATCACTCATGCTTGTCTCCTGAGAGTGCGGCGCGGGCTACTTGAATGGCGTAAACGCTGAAGCTGTCTTGGATGATCTCCTCCAGCGCCGTCCGCAGCTTCTCATTTTCTTTTGCAGTCCCCCAAAGCAAGCTCTCAACTTTTGAGGCGTGCTTATCGGCATAGGCAATATCAGCCCTCATCTTCTCCACCTCGGCACGGAGGCGGGTGATCTCGTCGGCGGCTTCAATAGACGCTTGGCAATTATCTACGGCTGCAAGTATGCGCAGCCGCTCTACGATATCAGTCATTGTTGACCTCAGAGTTGTAGAGGCGTTCGAAAACAGTCTTCATTTCACTTCTCCTGTGTGGGGTCAAGCACGGCGCGGGCTTGCATGATGCTGTTCCAGCAGCACCACGCTTCGTATTTCACGCCGCCGCCGTAGTGAGCGAGGGCCTCATCATAGGATGTTCCGTAAGGTGGGTGATCAGCGCCAATGATCTGAGCAAGGCTGTTGCTGCCGATCATGACCCTAACCAGCGCAGCCTCCAGTTCCGCAACGCGTGCCTGAAGCATAATCGGACACTCACTGTAACACCCCTGTCCGTCTGATGCCCCGCACGATGTGCATATCCTGTAACTCATGATGTTGTCCTCCTTATTACCATTCAATCAGATACTTTGGCATTGGATAATCACGACGATAGTGCTTGTGTTCCTCCATCATAGCAGTACCTGACATATTTGTATACCGCTTAGAGAAGACGATTTTATTACTCTCATTATCAGTAATGACAAGAAGGTATTCACCCCAACGATATGTCATCTATCTGTCTC